GTTCTTTTCCTTTGGTTTCTTGTAAGAATATTTACCCCCTGCAAGTATTGCGGTCCATACCTCAGTCGCCTTCTCTTTTGTATCGTAGATGCACTGACCTGACCCGATGCGATACTTTCCGTTGCTGCATTTTATAACTGGCATTCTTATTGTATTAATTCTGAAATGATTATGTTATGGTCACTCATCAATAATTCAAACTCATCAAATACTAATTCAACTGCTTCATATTCACTTAATCCTTTCTCTTCTACCAAGTTCATTAATCTTTTCTTGGTGTTGTAATGGAAGGTATGGATTGCAGACATCAGTGCTTCAGACTTTACACACCTTAAATGTGCAATCCTTTCATCAATGTCATCAAGGTCAAAGGTTAATTGTGCTTTCATTTTGTTCTTTTATTCTTAAAATGATTGTTTTTTCTATTGGCAAACAAGCAATTATCTGTTCATTAATATCTAAAAACTCATAATGATTCAACTTAGATATAAGGTAATCTGCTTTGACTTTGATTTCCCTTATAAAGTTATTTTCATTAGATTGAAATTGTATTATGTATGTGTTCATTTTAATGCGTTGAATATTTGTGTTCTTAATTGATTTACCTTGACCAAGTTAAAGTTCTCTCTACACCATTCCCCATTTGCAATCCCAATCTCCTTTCTATAAATAGCATCTTTGACAAGTTTTTTAATATTTGTAAACCAATCGGATTGATTGTTTACGGGGATGATATATTTACATTCGGAATAAGGTTTCACGTTGGAACAGATTACAGGTGTATTCTTAGTTGCTGCCTCCAATACCTTGAGGTTAGATTTCATTGAGTTAAACTTGGAATCTACCAAAGGAACAAGACATGCATCCGCTTCGTTGTAAAAGTTCATGTATTGGTCCACTGGTAACGCTGCACGTATGTACCCATCAACCTTAAACCCACACATATAATCGTTAATCATTCTGCCCCATGCTTCTGATACGTTCTTATCTTCCGAATATCCGCAAAGGATAAAGTTTGAGTTATTCTTTACCATAGAATCCCCTGCAACTCTTTTCATTGGATTCTTTAGGATTGCGATATCCTTTTCGTGTGTTACCGAACCTGCATAAACAAAGCGGACCTTTTCTGATTCTGTCTTGACATCTGTGAACTGGTCCTCTCCATAAGGCAATGCGTTTGGTATTACTATCCAATTCGGATTGAGTTCATCAATTTGTACCGCTAAATCATTGTTAGAACATATTACCAAGTCTGCCACCTTGATATGGTCTATGACCTTTTGAGTAGGATATTTGCCATAAAGGATATGCCAAGCATCAAGATGCCAATAATCATCCACATCAACTACCAATTTAAACCCGTACTTCTCCCGTAACCTTACAACCTCATCAACTTCCATCCCTGCTATGTAACGATTGATAAAAAGTATGTCATATCCTTTCTCAAGTTCTTCCTCGGTTAATACATCGGTCATCATTGCGTAATCCTTTGGCAAGTAGATTAAAGGATTGAACAACCTATGAAATGATACCCCCGAGTTCCTTTGACCGACTGTGATAATCTTCATTGCTTTGTTTTAAATGGTCTGCCTTTCTTTTTCGGTACTTGTACAGATTCTTGTACAACTTCCACATCAAGCAACTTGGATGCTTGGTAAGAATCCCAATAGTTGCTTAACCGCTTCATCATGTCGGCAACACAGTTCGCACACCAACTTGTCAGGATGAATCCTCCATCAAGGTATCTTCTGTAAATCTGCTCATACCCAACCAAGATGTGCAAAGGTAGGTTCTTCATAAACCCAATCTTTACGCATTCAAAGTTGTAGATATTTTGCTCTATAAATTGTTCATCTTCTTGAGTCATTATTTTATATTTTATAATATTTTAAATTTGTTTTATTTTTTGACCTACCTGCTAACATATTTGTTAAATGTGATGGAGAAATTTTATTTATTCCTGCTGCTTCAATTACGCTTTTGTATACTATGTTTGTAACAGTATCAACTATCTTTTTGTAACATCTTGGTGCTTTTATCAAACCTGTTGCAAATGCGTGTTTTATATTTTCTGACCTTGTTACCCATTCAAGGTTCTCTAACCTATTATCATTTTTGATACCATTTTTATGATTTACTTCTGTTTTATTTTCAGGGTTTGGAATGAATGATTCAGCAAGTAATCTATGTTGACCAACGCTTCTATATTCGCCATTTATAGGTATTCTTATAGTTAAATATCCCTTATTATTATGTATCCATTTTCTAAATTTATTTGTTTCCTTATTATATAATCTACCATCTGAATAAAGGGTAAATTCATTTGAAATATTTATTTCCTGTGTCATTGTGTTATTTTTTAAAGAATATGTTATTCATAAGGTTGCGGAATAGCGGAGCAGATACCCCTGCGACAAATGCCACCAAAACGCAATTAAGGACCACTACTGGCAATAAGTACAAAGCAATGGCAACATATACACTAAGGCACATATTGCAGTTAAATGGTTTATAATTGACCTTTAACTTCTCGGGAAGTCTTGCCATATCAATAATGTAAAAAACAAAGAAAAGCGTTGCGATAACAATTTTAAGGAGTAACATGGTTTTTTATTTTATATTTAAGTAATGTCTTAGTCTTCTTAATTGTCTTCATAAGGGAACGATATGGGATGCCTGTGTCCCGTGAAAGGGACATTATGTTTTGTCCATTCTCGGAGTATAGTCTAAGGATTTCAAGTTCATACCAATGCAGAATCTTTAGACTATTGTTTAGTTTTACAGTTATCTCATCGGTTTGAATGGTATCACTTACATCAGGTGCATCATGCTTCTCGGTCCATTCAGTAAACACCCTTCTAAACTTATTGAAGAAGGTTGACCTATCGGACTTTATCATTGATAGCATTGTTCTGACCAAGTAGAACTTTAGGAATCCACCCGTATGCATTGACATGAACTTAACCTCATCCATCTCGCAAAGTACCATAAACATCTCTTGCCTCAAGTCATCCTGCAACTCAAATGGTTGCATCTTCTTAATGGCATTGTCTATATCCTTGTCCGTGTATAGACCTGCTATGATATCGTTCTTTGTTATGCTCATTTTAATCTGTGCAATATCCTGCCTGACATCCTGAACCAGTACCAAAGTTAAACTCTGACTGCAATGCTAACTTTTTTATCGTTTCGTATGTCATTTCCTTCTTCCATTTCTTTCCAACGCTTTCTTGATTTGCAAACCATTGCATCTTTTTCTCATTGTCATCCCAATTTTTACGCAGTTGCTGAAGAGGTTTATGGAAGCAACCAACACAATTGGAATCACTTGGAAAAGATAAACCGCTTTGACTTGCCCATTTAACTACTCTTGGATGAATAACTTTATCTTCAATAAGCGGAAAAGATGCCTCTCTCCATTCTATTTCCTCCCACTTGTTAAGTGTACCTCTTTTACCGACAATCCCCTTAAATGAGTTTCTAATGTTTTCTGCACGTTCCATCTCATCATATCTTATGCCTATGTTCATTTGAACCTTCTCATTGATATTTTTAAACCACCAGTCAAATATTGGTCGCATCTTTAGTTCAGTTGTGCAAAACCTCCACATCATATTTGGTAAACCATTTCCTCCTGTTGCCTTTCTATTTACTACTTCAAAACTATTTCCTGCGACCCAGGTGATTTCCCTGCCAATTAACTGCTCAAGGTCACGCATTGCATAAAGTGTGCTATCATCTTCAGCAGTTGCTATGAACTCTTTACCTATCTTATTACTTGCATACTTTACAAGTCCCTTGTCTGATGGTTGACAATTTGCATCTTCAATGGTAACAAGAGCAAAAATGTTATAATCAGCAGGATAATGGACCGCCATAAAGGATGAGGTCTTGCCTCCACTTAATGAATTAATTGTCTTCATATCCATTCATTCAGTTCAGGGATACCTTTGTTATCAGTTGCAAGGTAACACAATGCTCCTGCATTTTTTGCTCTATTGAGAAAAACTATCTGATAGTCGCTAAGTTTATCCTTAATTGTTTTAACCTCACAATAGACCGCCTTGCCCGTTGACTTGCAGAATCCCGTTATATCTGCAACACCTCTCTCACCAATGAACTTGCGACCAGGTACGGATAGGTTATTATTTCGCCAAACATAGTAACCTTTGGATTCCAACTTAATAAGTGAGAACTTGGTCAACATTCCTGCGGTTAAGTCCATTACCCTCTTTTTATAAGTTTGTCAAAGTATTGTGATACCGCCATCCGATAGCACTGATGCTCCATGTAGTCATCATCCTTCATCTTGTTTCTTATGTCTATCTTGTCTTGCCTTGAACCTTCAAACATCTTCTCATTCATTGCCTTTAGCACCTTGTCATAGGTGTCTTCAACTTCTACAATGATTTTACCTTGCTTGTGAAGTATATGAAAGACATCCACCCCGAATACGATGCTATCCCAAATCCGAAACTTTTTATAGCAATCAAAAGCAGTTTCTATCTTTTCATCATCAGTGATAAACCTTGGTTGCCATTTGCTTTCTTCCACTGGTTTAATCTCATTTAACTTCTGCATCCCATACCTTGCGAATGACCTGAGCAGTCTATGAAGATACAAGACTGAAAAGTTCTGATAGGTTTCTGCTTCCATATCAAGTTTTCCCTTACTTGCTAAATCAAAAGCAAGGGATAACTCACCGAACTTGATGTTAGGGTATTCATCAACGATTGACTTATACATTACAGATAGTTCCTCTTTATTGGGTATCTTATCCCCCTTGATGCCAAGTTTATGCATTCCCCTTATAAGTTCATCAATCACAAGTGCAATGCTTATAGTATTTAACTTTTCCGATGACCTTGCAAGTTTAAATCGTTCCAGGTCCAGTTGCTCTGAGTCTGTCAATCTCGGAGAAGTAGTCATGGATTTCGTTTCGTTTCTCATTATAGATGTCAAAGTTTGACTTAGTGCTTGTTCCATTTTTAGTTTCTTTTAGTTTAAATAATCCTTTGTAATTGTTTGAGATGCTTTGATTGATAACTTTTTTCGCAGTTTCTAAATTACCTCCCGAAAGTTCAACCAAGTTGTTTATGGCAGTTTGTTCTGTTTTAGAACTTTTGAACTTGTTACCATGCTCAACCTTTTTATAGTCCATCCATCCTTTCCAAACATTTTCCCAATCATCAGAAATGAACTCTAATTCTTTTATTTGTATTAAATCTTTCTTTTGTATGGAATTAGTCTTTTGTATAATGGCACTTTCACCGAACTCGGTAATTCCCGAAGTCGGTGTTTCCCGAACTCGGTTATCTTGATTTTCGGCAGGTATGTCATAAACAATATGATTCCAACCTACAAACCTTCCTGTGGTTAGGTCATGCATCTTTATTGATAATATATAACCTTTAGACTGTAACCCCTTAAATGCTCTATCTATGCTGCCAGGTTTATCGGGAAGGTTGTTGTACAGATTCTTTTTGTAAATTACCCAATCTGATGGAAGTGACAATAAATAACTCAAAAGACCTTTTTCATCAAGTGTCAAAGACTTGGACTTTATCAACTCATTTGGTAAAGTTGTGAACCTTTCGGTTGACTTACTCTTTACTATTTGTCCAGTATTCATAAAAAAAATACCTTAAAAAGGTTCGGGGGAAACAAGTTTGCTTTCGCAGAACTTCCAAACCTTTCTAAGGCATTAATATTTTTTATTTGCACTTGGGTTTCCCTACCAAGTACCCCTAATATACAAAATTTATTTAACATCTTGCAATTTTTTCTTTATACGGACCGCATAGGTTTTGCCATCATTTCTGCTTATAACCTTTCGACCTATCTGCCTCATTTCGCTAATCTTATTGGGAGGATATCCCATAAAGTTACAAACGCATTTACCTGACCGATAGTGGATTGCCTTTGCCCTTCGTTCTCCAATGTCCTCAATGCTAAGGTCATAGACAAGATACTCAACTGCATTCTCAAGATGATAGGTTATGTCCCTCAAAACTTTGGTTTTATAAGTAAAATAATGGTTGCACCCATATAAAAGCAGACCGCCAATGGTACTGAGATGATAAAAAAGTATATGATTTGCACTACCCTCATAAGTCCATTTTTAATCTGTCCTGTGGTATACCGTAGGTTGGTCCATGTCCGAGGTCTACAAGGTTGCCATCATTAAATAAGTCATTACCTGGGAAGAATCCCTTGAACTCATAAGTAGGAAACTCACCCACCATCAAAGCATAATAGTCGGGTATTGACCTTGATTTCCAAACTCCAACCAAAAGCATTCCGTTTGTCTTCTTAGTTGTTTTGACATCAATATATCCGTGTCCATTAATATAACAGTCAAAAGGTATCGGATGGTCAATGGTCATGTCGGGATAAATGTTTTTTAATTTGCAAAATGCAAACTCCCCACCCGTGCCTTCAAGGTTAATAAGAAGGTCATCACCTCCACCCATCTTGTAGGACTTGCTTCCTCTATCTATATTGTTATTGTGCCTTGCCAGTGCGATTCCTCTGACAATTTCCTGCTCGTAGTTGTCTAATGTGATTTGCATAACGATTGGTTTAAGTATGGGTGAGGTCATTACAACCCCACCCGTGTGATTAATTCAGAATGGAAGGTCTTGGGGTTCTTCTTGCTTTGAAGGTCCACCTGCTGCCATAAACTTAGCATTCCCAATGATTGTACCTTTCTTGCCTTGCTCCCTTTCTTCTTTGGTGATGGATTCAACTATAAAACCATTGTTTCCGTACTGGTCCACCTCTTCCTTAAGGAACAAAGTTGCGGACAAATATTGTCCTTTTTTACCCTTGTAGAGTCTTTTAGCGTCAATTTTACTTACGTCAATGTTTAAACTAATTAACTTTTGCATATTTGTTATTTTGAAAGTTGAATTTTGAAGGTTGAAGTTACTGACTTAATCGGTAGGTCACCTTTATGGTAGGTCTTTTCTTTATCCTCAATCTCCTTCTGTTGTAACCTTAAAGCAATTATCTGCTCTTCAAGTTCGGACCAACCAGGTAGGTCTGAGAAATCATACTTAATAGAATCCATTTGAGATACTGATGCACCAAGTACCTCTGCCTTTCCTTTAGGGTGCTTCATTAATTCTGCAAGAACATTCTCGGTTATTCGGGTCTTTACCGATTTGACAAGTTGTTCTAAACTATTGAACTTGATTGCAACCTCTAAAGGGTCAAGCAGTCCTTCATTAACTTGCTCTTGGATTGCATCTGCCATAAGTTCTATGCCAAATTTGGTGGGAGCAATATCTCCCACCTTGATTTCATTAACCTTTAAGTAACTCATTTTTTCTTGATTTTAGTTGGTCCTTGATAAATGTGTTAGTTTCTATCTTGTGTTTGTTGGCATCGTAAACCGCCTTGAGTTCTACAATGTTACTCGCCTTCTTAATTGCTATGGCAATTCTTCCAATGGTCAACTCGGCATCTTCCTCAATAACCTCTACCGATTCAACCTCCATTTGAGGCAATGCTTCTACCATTGTTTGCAGTGCTACTGTGGATGCATTAGGGATGGTTTCTGCCTCTGATTCATCAAGAACACCCAATCCCAAGAGGTCTAAGGTTGCCCTCCGTTTTGCCTTTGTTTCTGCCTTCATAATGGCATTAGCATACATCTCACCTTTAAGACCTGCAATGTTTACTGCTCCGATTGATTCGGTACATCTGCCATCAGGAAGGGATGCCTTAGAGGTTACAATGTAAACACCTGCATCTGCGTTGGTATCTCTGCTTGTAATGGTGTGAGAAACTTTGTGCAGTTTGTTAAGTTGCTGAGTACCTGAACGTGTGCAGTAGAGGACTTCCTTTCCGTTAAGTCTAAGGATGTCAAAAGGTTTGGTGAATGGGTCAAGTCCCATACGTTCACAATAACCATTATAGTACCTCACTTTGTCTCCTGCCGACAGTTTGGATAAGTCCCCCTGTAATATCAACTGGTTCGCAATAGAGGCTTGTTGGTCCTGATTCTGTTGTGTCATTTTGTTTTGATTTAATGTGATAAGGAAAAGGTTTTTCTATTTTAAAGGGTGTGGTATTCTCCATAAATGATTTATGGGTAATGTAGATTTCCCAATCTCTAATGGACTTTAACCCGTAAAAATAATACCATTGATGCCGTTGGCGTTCTATTGATTCGTGGCATCTCAAAGGGAATGAAGTTGCTCGGACTTCGCCTCGGACCTCAAGGGTCATCTCAATTCTATCATAGTACATAATCGCAATAGTATTCGTGGTCATAATTACTATCCATCTTGAAGGTAAAAGCATCCATACATTTCTGTTCAACTAATTCATAGAATGATGAATGAAATTGAGGCAAGATGTTGATGCAGTGATACCCTGGGATAATGATTTCCCTAACTTGAACATCAACGTAATCAACTCCATCATTGATGGTAGCGGTTACCATAATCATAATGTCTGCGATGCTGACCTTTAACCATTCCGCTGGTATTCGGACATTTGTTGTGATTTGTTTTTTCATTGTTGTGATTTGATTTGATTTAAAGTTAATTAATTTCTTCCAATACTTGAAATAATTTTTGCATTGTTTTTAAATAAACTTTGCCAGTCTTTTCTGCTCGGTTAACTGTTGCTAATGAAATTCCTGACAATTCTGCTAACTTGACTTGCGTTACTTCTTTTGCTCTTCTCGTTTTTCTAAGTTCTTCCTTTGTCATTTTATTGTTTTGATTGTTAAAATATTCGGTACAAATCCGAGTAAATGTCTTTTTTATTGCTTTTGATTTCCTTCTCACACGCTTTGCATCTGTGTGCGTGTTTATCCTTCGTTCCCATGTTTTTATTGAATTGCTCTAAAGGTTTCTCCTTCTTACAATATGTGCAGGTTTTCATAGTTCATTAGTTTCAGGTAAAATAATAGACTTAATGTAACCCATTAATCTGAACTGCTCAACAGTTGCTTGGAGAATCTCAACCGCTTCCCCTGAATAAATCATGGCATCAATTAACTCGCCAATGAGTTTGTGTCTTTCGTAAGTGTTTAGGTCGCCCCATTTAGGCAGTGGCATCTCGGACATAGTGATTGTGTTTTAATTGTGATTGTATAAAGTGATTTGCATAATCTGCATTTTACCCATATAGGTTGCAAGATTTTCTTGGTGTTCATTATCTACAAAATTGGTCTTGAATCTGACCGACTACCCAAAGCATTGCGATAATTGTTGCCCAAGTTATGATTGTTTTTGGTTTCATGTTATATCATTTCAACTTTGTAACCTAAATAAATGTACTTGCTAATTTTAGAGTTTAATACCTTATCGCTAAACTCATTTTCGGGAATCAAGATAGTAACCCAATTGGCAGTAACTCCTACTTTGTAAATTTTGAATGCCTTAATCATTTTGTGCGTTTTTAATTGTGATTTGATATATCAAAGATAATACTTTATTTCATACCACCAAACATTTTTTAATCTTTTTTAAAATATTTTTTAGCGATTACCCATAAAAAAGACCCCCGATATAGAAATATCAGGGGAGAATCACATTAAAAACACAATGAAACACAGTCAAATGTCATTAGTAAATAGCATTCCGTGCATGGATTTTACTGAATATTCAAGCATTTCCATGCAAAGTTTCTTTAATTCTTGCATCTTTTCAACCTCTTCACGGGTCATTGGATTAGCAGTTTCAAGCATTGTCAGGACCTCAACCGAGCAAGATATATACTCGGGAAAGGAATGTCCTATCTCTTCCTCAATATATTCAACCTCTTCTTCTTCTCCTAAAATGAGGTCCTCTTCCATAGTTAAAGAACTTTGCCTTTAAATATCCTTTTATTTCTTACCTCAAAGTTTTGCCCTTCAATATCAATAATGCTAAATCCGTGATTCCATTTATTGATAGGCAGATAGGCAGGATGCAACTCACAGAGGCAACCAAGTGACCAGGTAGTAGTTATTTCCCCATTCATATTACTCTCAGAGTGTTCTGATGTTTGGTGATTGTGTCCTTGCATTGCATTTACCTTACCCTTCAAAAATAATCCCCTTGCAATGTTTACGGGAGAGAATACCGAACCTCCGAACTCATGACCATGTAAAATATTCAAGTCACCTGCTTTCATAATCCTCTTATCCTTGATTATTTCAATGCCTTCTGCCCTTGACTTGATGATATTACTGAAATCAAATTCTTCAATGCCTACCAGTTCATGTGCTTTCATCCAAAGGAAATGCTCATACCTTTCACAATGGTTTCCCATCTTGTAGTAAATCTTTGCATTGAAAGTCTTTTTGATGACATCAACCAACTCCTTAAATGCTTGTAGTTCGTGAGCAACACTTCTTTTCTTTGGGTCTTTCATAAATCTACTCAGACCAAAGAAATCTAATGTATCACCATTCAAAAGGATGGCATCAGGTTTCTCTCCTTTAGCATAATCAAAAGCACAGGTTAATGCATCTATGCTATGATAAGGAATGTGGATGTCAGATAAAACAAGTAACCTCTTTGCATCAAGTTGATAAGGTTCATAAATTGCCTCATCCGATTGTGGTAATTTATAAGGGTTTTTAGGTCTTTCCTCAACCTCTTTTCTTATTCCTACCCTTGCCCCACCCTTACCTTCAATGCTTCTTAACGCAGTTCGTACTCCGTCAAGAGATGTAAAAAGTAAAGGATTATCTTGGTAAATAATCCTTGCAAGTTTTAAGGTCGGCATTTCCCATCCGAACCTTTCCCGATAATCAACGCACAATTCAACTTTTGTCATTTGTAATTAGTATAGGAAGTTTTTCCATTCACTCTAATTGCCTTTAATATTTGCTTTCTCTGCTTACCAGTTGTTCCATAAGAAACGTGTACCCAATCAGGATTGTTAGAATCTCCGAACTCATATATAAGTTGGTCAAACTCTAAGTTATCCTTTATGTAATCAAATACCATTCTATTGGTAACCCCATTAGGTGTTCCATCCATATCTATGTCAATTGCCTCACCTGAACAATGCTGAGAGGTTAAAGAACCGCCAATGGCAGCATTCAACTCCTTGCTTCTATAACCACTTGAGATATGTATAGGACATCTAAAATGTTCCCGTATTGGTTCAAACACCTTCTCTGCAAGTATTTTAAAGTTTGCAATATGCAACTCGGTTGGCATATTTGAGATGCCTTTACGCTTTGCAGATTCGGAACGTACTACTTCTGACAAGTCTAAATGTTCTGACAATTTCATTTCCTAAGTTTTAAGTAAATAAAAAGTGCAACAAGAATCAAAAGTGATATTAACCAATTTAAGCGACTTTCTGCTTTTCCTTTCCATTCTATTACCTCTCCTCCTAAACGTGCTGAATCGGTCTGTAATAACCTCACACGAGCATTGTCAACAATGTATGACTTGAGTGTATCACGAATGGTTACTGTCTTGGTGATTGTCTTTGTTTTCCACTTGGTAAAATAAGTAGTATCGTTAAACGTAACTACTTCCAAGTCTTTTTGTATCTCAATCAATGTATCAACATCAATAATTGTATCTGACTTGGTGATGAATGTGGTATCATTCGCACACCATCCCCCCTTGACCACAACCTTTGCGACTTCTTCAAGCATTTCTTGATTGCGAAGAACCTGCTTGACTGGATTGCAACCAATAAGTAAAAGCAATAAAAGACTAATCTTTGTTCTCATCTTTCTTAAATATTTTCTCAGCTGAAGTTAAACCCAAGCAACCAAACGCAAGAGCAGATACAGAGTAAACAAGTGCTTCGCTTGGTTCGGTTTCGTGGAAAGAATTGTGATACATTGTTACGCAAATAATGATTACACAGATAAAACCACATAACCTTTTCATTGATAGTCTTCCGTTTTCCTCACAAAAAAATTGTTTCATTTATCAGTCTTTTTAGTTCCAAAATAATATGAGAAAATCATCAATATTAAAGTCTTGATTAAGTCAAAAAGTTGATTGTCTTGTTCATCACTAAGTAATGCAATCCTAAATGCAATTACCTTATCAACTACATAAACACCTACAAGAGCAGTAAATACAAGAAGGATAAACCTAACAAGTATCTCTTGCGTATCATCAGCAAACATCTTGTTCACCAAGTACATTGCACCTATGATGACAAGCATTGACATAACAACTGCCGATACCATTATAGCGGTTACTGGTGAATTAAACATTAACCTTTCATTTCTTTATATAATCTAACCACGTTGTACACTATTGTAGTCAGTCCTGCTATAATAGCAACAACCACACCGACCTCGGAAAGGGCAATATCTGCCCAAACCTTAATCAGTATGGTTGCTACACACATTCCAATAGATTTGCTATCCATTTTCGTTTTTCTCTTTTTGAAGTTCCTCGCCTATCTTGGCGTTTGTTTCTTGTAGTTGCTTCTGAAGGTACTCAATTTGAGCAAGGATGTCGTAGGCTTGTGCTTTCAGTTCTGTCAGGTTCATAGTATTTAATTTAAGGTAAAATTACTAAATTTAACTTATCCGCAGACCAATCATAAATCCATGCATTTATACTCATTGCAGGGACATCTCCCCACTCAACGTATTCCTCGCCCTGAATCGTGAGATTACCTTGAGCAACTTGCTCACCCATTGATTCAACACCATCAGCATCTACGTTCTTGGTGAACAACTGCCAATAATTGGTAGCACTTGATTCGTAGTTGTCATTGATGCAAGTTACTTGAAAATACTCTGCTTGTTTGCTTTCGCCATTTACCCATACATTTACGGGTGAGATTTGTTTTGCCATTTTTATTTTATTTAAAATTATAAACTTGTTATTGTTTCCCATGTAGTACCATTGTAAACGCAAAGTTTAACCAATGTTGTATCAAATACCATTAGACCCTGTGCAGGTGTACCGATTGCGTTCTTTTGTGTAGTAGTCATCCGAGGTAGGAGGAAACCTTGAGTGGTTGATGAAATAGTTACTTTTGAAGATGCAATATCAGTCGTAGTTCCCACAAGGAGGTTGCCTCCTGCGGTGAGTCGCATCAACTCACTTGGGGTATTATTCCTAAATATTATAGAACCCCCTCCGTTTGCTTGTAAATATGTATTAGTTCCTTCTCCTAATAAGACGTTGGCACCATTAAATTGTAACCAAACAGCAGTATTTATGTTTAATATACCCCCAAACGTACTCGCTCCACTCACCCTCGCAGTTCCGTTGACATCAAGAGCAAAGGTGCTGACTGTTGTAGTTCCGATGAGTAATTTTCCTGCAAGATAATTATTCGCAGTCCCTGCCCCATACAATCCCCAACCGCTATTGTTTGACCATTCAATACTACGCCAATCAGCAGCAGCGGTTAAGGTAGGATTGACATATAGACCTCTTGTGATGCCGTTTGCACCGCCTGTTTGGTTTACAATTATTTCTGCACGAATCATATTCATTTGTGCAGTACCAGTTGTGGGAGCAAAAGAACGAACAGTTGATGTATTGATTGACAACCAATCAACAATACTTGTTTGAGTAGTTAAATTTCCTGCTCTTATTATTTCTAATCTTGCATCAGTATTACCTTGCCCAATTTGATAAAATTGACTTGTGCTGGAACTTATTGTTGGATTTGAATTAAAAACAATACTACTTGGGTTTAATGTAACACACTCAATAACACCACCATTCTGAAACCTTGCTATTTGTGTTCCATTTAAACTTTGTATTGTAAGTGCGTATGTTGTGCTTCCATTACCAGTACCCTTTATAAACGCATCACCCTGCACCTGCAAACGCTGACCGCCATCGGTGAATGTGCCTCCGTTTTGGAGCAGGAGGTTTGATGTATTAAAAAACCTTGCCCATTCAGTACCACCAGTTCCATTATAAAACCTTATCGTATTCCCGTAAAAATATAAATTACTATCATCTACTGAAGATAGAATCGTTGAACTTGAACTTATTGTTAATGCAGGATATGTGTTATACCCTGTCATGTATATTCTCGCTTGCTTTGATTGCTGATTACTTGCTAATGTTAAATGCCCTATGTCATTTAACTGCATCAACAATGTACCTGCACTATCACTTATTCTTAAAGGTGTAGTTGCACTTGTTGTGCCTGCTCCAAGAATATGTAATTTAGATGTAGGCAATGCAATCCCAATCCCCAACCTACTATTCGCAGCATCCCAAAATAAATCATTATTCCCTGCCTGTGATGATGTCCCATTCCAATATGCAACTTGTCCCGATGTACCGCTACCGCCTACATACGTTGTACTATCAACCGAACCATCCGCTTTAAGAAACTGCGATGATGTGCCACCGCTTTTGACAAATGAACCGCCATTGATTGAACCCGTAAAATAGTTCGCAGTTGTTGCAGTATTGCCAAATGTCGCAGTATTGCTACCATTACCGACTGCATTCTGTCCTATGACTATCTGATTGGTTTGCCCATCAGCATTCGCCTTTGAATCTCTACCAATGAACACACTATTTGTTGCAGTTGTGTTGGGTGTTGAACCGCCCGTAATATGAGTACCTGCATTATAACCTATTGCAGTATTACTTGAACCCGTTGTGATATGTTGCAAAGAATCAAGACCGACTGCAACATTACTACTTGCAGTTGTATTAGATAGCAAAGCATTTAAGCCTAAAGCAGTATTTTGACCTCCCGTAGTATTGCTGAATAAAGATGATTGACCAACTGCCGTATTGTATTGACCCGTTGTAGTATTCCTTAATGATTCATAACCGACTGCGGTATTGAAGTTACCAGTGGTTGCAGTTAACAAAGTAGAATGACCTAACGCAGTGTTGTTGACTAAAGAATTATTCCCTTTGCCAATTGTTAAACCTTGAACCTTTAAATCATAGTTACCCAAATCAACTTGACCAGTTGCACCACTATAAGGAACACCGCTACCATCTAATGCCCAATAAGTATCGTAATTAGTATTGCTTAACTTCTTTAATACTTGACCCGTAGTGCCACCCGTAGGAACACCAACACCATTAGCACCTGCTGCGTTACTTACGTTTACCGTTATGTCTTCACTGCTTTCTGTTACAATGACTAAATCATTCGTTACATTTACATCAATGCTCATCTTCTATGGTTTAGTTACATCATCATAAACAATAAAATCACCTTCTAAATAAGTCTTAACAACACCACTCGTAAAAGTTACCTGCATATCCCAAACGTAATTACCCTTGTCTATATCAACCAACTTGTTAACTGTGATTTGGTTATTGCTCACACCTCCGATAGTTACACCGCTTCCATTAGTCAAAGTCAATGCAAGAGTACCTGCACACCCTTTGCGGACCTGAATGTAAACAGTTGCACCCGATAAGTTTATTGGTGTAGTATCTGATAAAAGAGTAAACACCTGCTGCCAAGTGTCATTCCTCCAAATTTGTATATCAAGTTTCCCTGGTCTGAAATCTGATGCCATTTTCTTTTTCTTTAAATAGGTTTATGATGGATAAGTGTAGTCTGTTGGAACTTCGCACCTATTCTGCAAGTATGGTAAATCAAGTGCAATAGTTGCACTAACTCCTGCAAGATATTCGGGTGTGTCCTCTGTAAAGAAGTCAAGCGTAACCGAATCTTGAATCACAAAGTCAAAATCATTAAAGTGTAATTGAGCAATTATATCTTGAGCAGTGAGTAATTGGTCCGATAGAACCTCTTGCTCATTTGATTGCTCGGGGAGTACCCTATCGCAAAAAAACATGGTGAAGTTGATAGTTGAACTCTTCCCATTGATAGATGCACCCGTTAGGTCAAAAAACAAAGCAGGATAGACATTGTCCGTACCCTTACTCAAAAAATCAAAAGCGTTGCCGTAAAAGGTTGTCTTGATTTGTTGATGCGCATTGCCGAGGTCCTCTATTGTCCTTATGATTTGGTTTAGGGTCATCCTTTTTTATTTTTTCAAGATAAACACGGAGTTTCTCTTGGTTCTTTTTAGTGTATGTTTTATTCGCCACAACAACGATTTATGTCTCCTTGATATTTTTCTTCAAATGTTTTATACCTTCCGCAATCATAATCCCCCAACCATATTGTAGTAGTGTATGCATCATTGTCGGGAACGATGGTATCAACACCAGTGCCAGGGTTTATGTACTCGGGATATTTAGCACTCGCTTGACTTTCTTGTTTCAAGAACTTGATTAACCTTTGCTTGTAAAACTCTGCCCTTGCTCCATAACGATTGGCAACATCTGCCAACTCCGATGCACTCGGTTCGGTTTGATTATCCCCCGACTTTCTTACTACACCTTTGTTGTAGAACTGGTAAGACAATGCCATTGGCAACTCACTCATAACGTAGTAAACAAGACAAGGTGTTATGTATGTATTGAGCAAAGTTTCCTCATCACAATTCAAATCTCCGCACTCAATCCCTGTTTGCAACTTCTCATACAATGCAGTTCCAAGTGCAGGGAGGATGTATGCATCCTGTGCATAAAGGATGTCAGGAAACACCAGTTTAGGGTCTACGTTAACGTGCAAACCTGTTCTGTCCTTTATCGTATCAACTGAAATAAAAAGTATATTTCTGCTCATTATTTTTTCTTTTTAACTACTACATTCCTTCTCCATTCGTGTCTGCAACTTGGTGAATCTCCCCACCAACCACCACCTCTATCAAAAACCGAATAACCAAGTCTTGCACTAAGTAACTCTATTCCGCTTCTACTCCAAAGTCTATCCTCAGATATTAACTTTCTGCAAAATGTCCTTGAAGGATGGGCGGGTGTATCTCTTTGATAACTTGGTACTATCGGTTTCCATTCATACGAATACTTAACCTCAAAGGTTGTAACATCCATATCATCAACCAACTTGCTCAATGGTTTGGTTAGTTTACGTTCCTCAATCTTTGGGTCATAACTTACTGCACCCGATTCAACCAAATAACTCAACCGACCTTGTACTACCTCTCTGCTTTTCCTTACCGCCTTTGCAATGTCATCAATGCTTATCTTCCTATCCTTATCAATCAAGGCAAGGATTTGCTTATCAAGTGTCTTGTCTATCAAATCACCCTCCGCAAACGCATCCCGACTGCTAAAAACCGCCTTTGATTGTATGATATTATAATCTGCCTTCGGTTCACCAACCTCTCTGAATAAGCCTATAACAGTGTCCTCATCAAGTGCAGAAAAACTAAGGTCCTCGGTCATTGGGTCATCATCTATGCCAAGCATTGCATTTACCTCGTTGTCGGTCATTCCAAGACCCGACTTGAGCATTGTACTTGCAATCTCTTTGGATATCTTACCCTGTGAGAATTGGCGAATAACACGCATCAAGTGTTGGTATTGTCTACCACTAAGATTCTTTAGATTATCGTTTACCTCAACTTGTTCTTGGTTTGCAGATGGTTGGGTTGCTTCAGTTGGTGCATATTTTGCAACATCTATCCCTGCTTTTTCCAATAACCACTCTTTTGGTGCAATCTGCAAAAGTGCTGCCTCGCTTAACTCAAAACCGATAGGTTCAACTGGTATAATGCTTATTTCAGAAGTAGCACCCTTTAGGACCGCTAACTGATTAAATATAGACTCAAGGAATTGTTGCTTATCGTTGCAATATGTAGATTTGAAAATCTCATATGCATCACGCATCTGACTTCTGCTTCCCAACTGACCAGGTTCTGCAATACCAAAAAGACTTGGGGAAGTAATTTGGTGACCTGCGAAAAGGTTATTCTGAATAATCAAGTCAACCCTTGTGAAATCCTCTTTTGTAATATCACTTGCTCCGAGGTCCTCAATAATTGGTTTTCGTGCAGGGTCAGTAGTAAACGATAAGATAAACTTCTTGCCATCACTACCGCTAAACCTATCCGTAAACCTTCTTTCAATGTTTCGCTTCTCATCGGGTGAAGGTTCACCATTGGGAAGGGTAATAAGTTTGGATGCACTGAAACCCGTTTGGGCATTGCCAAGAACGTGTCTGCTGACTTCTATATCAGATTCAATATAGTTCAATGCACCCATATAACCTGGTAGAGCATAAGTATCTAAACCTGGTCTATATTCCTTAATGTAAAGTATCTGCTTCCCTTGTCTGACCTTCGTATTGAATGCCATCATAGGGATTAACTCATCTTTTCTCTCGTTCCAATCCTTCTTGTACCAAAACTGCGTGTTATCTGTGTTGGACCTTATTTTGGTATAGTCAATGTGTAAGACATCGGTTAACTGCCCACCCGTTACGGACCAAATTACCTCAAGGTAAGCACCTCCAAAGATTTCAATGTCAATAGATACCTTCCTTGTTAAATCGTTCAACGATTCAAACTGATTCGGTTGAGCAATGAATTGGTCCGCAATAGGGTCTACCTCATCACTCTTCCATCCGTTTCCGATAATGTAATTAACCTTGCCTTTAACAATAGCATTATGCTTTGCACTTTTATTGTAAAGTGATAAAAGATAGTTAGGGTAATCGTTCTTTTCACCGAACTCAATATACCCCTTGCCCCTCTTCTCCCGATATTCGGGTTGCCTTGCCTCTTGGAAGTTTAATATTACTAAATCATTCATCTTGTTATGTATGTATTGTCAACCTCGTGCTGCGTATATTCAAATGTGGTTGATGGTGACAGTTTCATTATTCCCTCTTCAAGCAATGTAGTCGCTTGGGTGTAGTCTACATTGTAGGCACTCGTTTGTTCATAGACATAATACAACCACTCCCCGATATTACCCAATCCAAAATACTTCGGTACTTTAATACTAAACTTATTGTACCTATCCTTGAAAGGTGATACATCAAGAGCAAACAAAAGCACAAAAGCAACCTCATCTCGTGTAGTCCTATTAACAAAACGAAACAAGTAATTGGGTGAGGCAAGTGTCTGCTTCTCCGTTAATGTTAGGTAAATAAACTCCGTTGCTCCTTGTGTGAGTTGTATCATTGTATCTAAATAGACAATCCTTTGACTTTTACCCAAAAAGAAAGGCATCCACAATGGGATGCCCTACTCAATTCTAAACTTTCCTATTTACGCAGTTAATCCTGCAATTATTGAACTTGAAACTTCAGGAGCAAGTGCAGGTTCATTGCCCGTGAAGGTCAATGTATAACCATTTCTATCTCCAAAAGCAGTACCAGTCGCACCATTACCACCAGTCAAATCAGCACCATTTACCTTACCAAGCAACCAATATTTATCGTTACCATCTTGAACCACTGCAAGGAGATTGTTTTTTGCAAGAAGCAAAATTTCGTTCCTTGTACTTGCTTGAAGTTTATTGAGGATGATAGATAATTCTTGGGCATAAAACACAGTACCATTCTCAACGGAGGCAGTGATATTCTCGGTAAGTGAAGAGGTTTGCTTTACAAGTTGGTACTTGTAGAACACTTTTCCTGCTGACTTTGTAATAGTAGTAACAACGCCTGATGCCTCTGTTATTGTAGTAACATCAGCGAATGGGATAAACCAAACCGCTTTGATGCCACCTATGGACTCTTTACAGTCCAGTACATATCCTTGAGTTAAAGCACACGGCATAATTATAAATTTTATAATGAAGGCAAGGGATGGATACCACCCCTCACCATCAATGTTATTTAAACGAAGAACTTAACAATCTCATCAGGGAAAGCAAAGTTGATTCCCATTTTGAACTCAGAAACAAATCTCATTTGCATTGCCTCTTGAGCATAAAACAGTTCAAATTTTTCCTGCTCATCCAAAAGGTCTGTACCAATGTAGAAGTTGGAAATTCTTGCAGCAACGATATCATTTGTACCATTCAATCCTTGTACTGCGATAACCCTTACGTTAGTACCTGGGAGGAAAAACTGACCGTTTGCTGCTTCATCATACTTGTAATGGAACAAGTTAGAAGTCTTCAACTTTACAGTGTAAGTACGGAAAGTATCCATACCACAAAAGATTGCGATATCATCTTTATCTACAACTTGGGCAGGGATTGCCTTGTAGATTGAATCAAAGATGCTAACTACATTTGCATCAGTGATTGAAGTCTCAACAGAACCATGATATGCTACACTGTTTGCATTTACAACAGATGCACCTGCAGAAGTAATCAAAGAAAGCAAACCTGTAAACTTATTCAAGTTTACGTCAACGCTTCCTGTATCACCTTGCCACAATGCTTTCTCAAGTTGTGAAGCAATTTTCTCTGCTTTACGATTTGTGTACTCTTCAGCAAAAACCATTGAATCATACATAGAACCAGCAGGGAGTGCTTTTTGCAAATACTTTGCTTCAAGGTCTTTCAAGCACAATGCTTCGTTAACCTTAATCTTTCCAACTGTTACTGCTCTCTGTGTGAAAGAAGTCAGTCCTGATGCGTTAAATCCACATGATGAACCATCTTGGAATACTGCGTCAGTTTCCATGATGTTAATTGTTTCACTGGATTTTACTCCAACTAATACTGTCCCTGCTTCTTTAATCAAAGTTGCAGTTTTGCTACCAAGTACAGAAGATACAACAAGAAGTTTCTCGTTCTCTTTTGTATAGTTTGCCAATGTTCCTACACTAAAACTCATTTTATTTAATTTTTATTTGTTTGAGAAATTTTTACTTAATAGATTTTGCGAAATCAAGAAAGCGACTTAGTTTATCTTCCTTTTTTTCAACGTGTACGTTAAACCTTTCTTTCGGTGCTTCAGTTGCATTTGCAGATGGTGTGTTCAAAAGTTGAACCAAAACATCAGAAATGTCACTCATGCCCTTGCTAAACTTTGCTTCTTGAGAGGCAAGTTTGGCATCGTATGCCATCTTAATCTCATCAAGTTGTCTTTGCATTTCTTCAATCTTCTTCTTCATCATGTCCTCTTCTACCTTAGATTCAACAGAAATCTCAACTTCGGGAACTTCAGGGAGTTCAACTTCAGGGACTTTAATTGCGGTGATGATTGAGTTCTCATCAAGAGTAATTACAGAACCATCAATCAACTCATGGTCACCAACAGGAGCAGGAACTTCGTTACCGCCCTCATCTACCAATGTAACCTTACCACCGACTTCAAACTTGTCAATCATTACCTTAGCACCACTCTTCAGCGTATATTCCGCAAAAGATTGGAGAGGTTCAGCAGAAGGCATAGGCATTTCACCCGCCTCAGCGAACATTTGTTTAATCTTGTTAATTGCTTCCAAAGTTGTCATAATAACTTTTGGTAATAAATAGGAGGCATTTCCCAATGTACCATATAAGAAAAAAGGCAGGTGTAGAAACACCCGCCTTAACCAAACGCTATGAAAAAAATGCTACTTAACCATAGATAGAACTTGAAGGACATTTTCCCAAAGTTGCTCAATCTTTTTATCGCCACTCTTCTTGTAATTAAATTGCCCTTCAACGGAGAATCCCCTAACATTCCCTGCCTTAATCTCTGCCCATACTTCGGGATTGTCTACCTTGAACGAACCGAACCAAGACCCATCGGGTACATCCTCAAATCCTTTCATCGGGTAGATTCCCCTAACCTTGTCACTGATAAATGATTCAAACATTGTTACTCCTTCAACGGATTGTCCCGAATCGTGCATCAAGTTTACGTTTGCTTGATATCCTTTCTTAAAGTACCTCTGTGCTATCTTTTTTATCGTTTCTTTTGTAAAGACCACATAATACTCACCATTATGGTCATTGCGGTAAATAGGAGTATCTGCTAACATTAATGGACCGCTTATTATTTGTTGGTCCTCATCTTGGATTACAAAGTTCTGCCTGTCAAGTTTTTTGAGTTTGTTACTCGCCCATTCAATCATGGAAGTACCTCCCCAAGCATCCCACATAAGACCACCGCATCCTTCGGAATAGGGAACATCTTTATTCTGTTGATGCCTTTTGAATCCGCTAATCCTTGCGATTGTTTCACGGGAAATCGGTTCACCCTTTGCGATTTGGTTTGCCCTTATCTTTCCAACCTCCGTGCCACATTCTCCCCATCCATTTTTCTCTGCCCAATCCAATGCCCTTTGTGCGTTATTCTTTGCAGATTCGGGATAGTCTGTGTAGGATTCAGCAAACTCATCTTCAGTAAAGGCAAGGAAGGACCGCTCTATGGCAGGTCGGTCAACCAAACTAATCACATCCACCTCAACATCATCCTCAAGGTCATTGGTTATTTCTAAGTTAAAAATTGGTATATTCTTTTCCATTTTTGTATTTTTTATAAACTATTTTATCCAAGTCTTGCTGCTCGGTTTATTCTTATTATTTTTTCTTGTTGATTAGTGATATCAGATTCCACAACGTATGCCCTACCCGTAGCAGACCCCATTTGATTAATAGATTGCTGACTTAATGAGGTAACTGTGTTTTGAATTGGAGCAGATGGTGAGATAGGTGCAGCAGACATTGACATTGAACCACCTCCCGAATCGGCAACATTACCAGTACCTTTTGCAGATGGTATCTTGGTACTGATAATCTTTTTAACGTTTATCAATCCTGCTGCGATGGTCGCTGCTGCTGCCACAGGTCCAAAAATACCTCCTTGTGCTAATGCTTTAGATGCACCCTGGTAAGTGTTTATGATTGCTTGAGTTACTGCAATCGCCTTACCTGCTGCACTATTTTGGTCCACAAGTCCACCGATAATGGAAAGAGATTGTGAAGCAAGACCCAATTGAGCATCAAACTTCTCCTGCTCTAACTTTTTCTCGTAATCGGTTAATTGTTTTTTAGCATCTGCTTGTTGTTGTGCAGTTACCAATATGGCATCAGAAACACCCTTTGCAACTACCTGAGTTTGAATAAGTGCATCCCTTCCTGCTGCTGTTATTCCTAAAACTTCAGTCTTTGTAAGATTGGCAGCAAGTTCCTTATCCCTACGAATTAACTCTTCGCCTTCTTCCCTTTCCTTTCTCGCCTTGTCTTTTTCTGCTTGTTTAGTTGCTGCCTCTTTTGCTGCTTGGGTATTTTTGTCCGCTATTCTTTTTTGCTCGGT